GATATTTTTTATCAACCTCATATAAGTATGGTACAACAATTTCTTCAGAACTCCATTCAACAACGTCTGAAGATTCGTCACACCATTTAAAGCAATGCCGTTCCCACATCGAACGGTAAATGACATTCATAGGATCGCCTTTGTACTTCTTCTTATTTTTGACTTTGTATTTGCCCTTGTATGTCATGAGATCCTTATAAATAATAACAACGCATTTCTATTTATTGGAATAATATATGGCTGGTTTACAATTCCCGATCTTAGATCAAGACAAATATAAGGGCAGAATTAAATTTGACGTCTATGAGACAATTCCTCCGGATATTTCTCAGAGGTCCATTAATGCTATGAGAAGACTGCTTGGAAGTTCAGATAATGAGATTAATGGTAATGGAGGTGGGAACTTATCTCCAAGGTTAGATGGAAAGGATGAACCCTTTTTACTGAATTCAAGTAGAGTTCGTAGAACCGGAAATAGTTGTAGTATTTATTTACCGCAATCAATCCAAATATCTGATGGAGTTTCTATTGAAAATACAAATTTAGGTGCATTCGGGGCGGGTATAGCCGGTAGTATTCAATCTGGGTCTGCTCCTCTAGAAGCTTTATTTACTGAAACTGGAAATGCAATCAATAGCATGGCTGATTTTTTTAGAGGCAATATGACACAGGACGCAGCAAGAGCTGCAGCCGCGAAAGCATCTGGGGCATTAGGAGAAGGTGTTTCTGGAGCTGTGAGAAGTGCATTGCAAACAACGCCTAATCCTAACACTAGAGCATTATTTAGATCTGTGAATCTTCGCGAATTTTCTTTTACTTTTAACATGATTCCTAAGTCTCCAAAAGAAGCAAGAGAAATAACAAACATTATTAAATTTTTTAGAACAGAATTATATCCAGAATCAATTGGTTCTCCTGTTTCATATGGTTATAAGTTCCCTAACAAATTTGCTATATCAATTGAATATGATAATAAAAAAATAGCAACTGGAATTTTAAAATCATATTTAAGAACATTTCAAACAAATTATAATCCTAATCATATGTCGTTTTTTGAAGATGGCAATTTCCAAGAAACGCAAATAAGTTTATCATTTGTTGAAGCTAGAACACTTGATAAAAAAGATATTGTGGAAGGTGGTTTCTAATGTACTTTATAAATTTTCCCGAAACATTATATAAGTTTGGAAATGAATCTACTTTTACAGGATTTGAAAATATAAGTGCTTATGTAGATATTATAGACTCTGTAAAAGATAACTCGTCTTTTTATCGTAAATATAATATACTCGAAGGTGATCGTCCAGAAGTTTTATCTCAAAAACTATATGGCACTACAGCATATTACTGGACATTTTATTTTATGAACGATCATATTAGAAGAAATGGCTGGCCTTTATCTTATAACAATTTATTAGAAAAAGCGCAAAAAGATTATCCAAATGTTACAATTGTAACACGTGATTTATTCTTCGATAAGTTTAAAGTTGGTGACACTGTAACTGGAGCTGGGTCTGCTGCTACTGGTATAGTCATTAAAAGAAATGTTGATTTAGGCCAAATTGTAGTTAAATCTACAAATAGCAAATCATTCCAAGCTTCTGAAGTTATATCAGATGGAACTAACACAGTGACTACAAATTCTGTTTCAAACGAATATTTATCAGCACATCATTATGAAAATGCTAGTGGACATGTTGTGGACATAGATCCAGAAAACGGACCTGGTAATTTATTAACTGAAATAACTTTCTTAGATAGATACGTTGAAGCTAATGATGCGCTTAAAGAGATTAATGTTATTAGAGAAAATAACATATCACAGATTGTAAGAGCATTTGAAAATGCAATGTCAGGATTATAATGTCTACTAGTAATGATACATTTACTACTCCATTCGATTTTACTTTTGAAAAAGTAATTATCACGGCTGATAGATTTGACTTTCAAGTTGATCTCACATATATGATAAGTGAGATTAATATGTTTGAGCATGTTGATAAACCATATCTAACTGGAACAATATTGTTTAATGATAATGCTAACTTGTATAATGAAATTAACTGGCTGGGCACTGAAAAAGTAGAAATAAGTATAAAGACAGATGATAAATTAGCTGACCATCAAATTACTAAAAAATTTAGAGTAGTTAGAATTGCTCAAGCTGTGAAAGCTAATGACCAAAATGAAATGTTTTTATTAGACTTGGTCGAGGATCACGCGTATGAATCTAGGTTAAAAAACGTACAGCAATCTTATCAAGGTTATCACCACGAAATTATTGAAAAAATATTAAAAGACCATTTAAATCGTGAGTTGATGCATGTTCCAAAAACAGGCTTTAAAAAAATTAGAGCCATTGTTCCAAACATGACACCTTTAGATGCAGCTAATTGGATTAAAGATGGAACACCTGATGCATTTGGTTCTCCATACTTTTTATACTCAACTATTGCTGATGACAAAATTAGATTTATTGATTTGGAAACTATTTTAAATTTGCCCCCAATCAACAAAAAAACACCATATATTTTTAATCAAGCATTCGGCCCTAAAACAGACGCAACTGAACCATCAGGTGGCACTTTAGATGATAGTTATATTATACAGGCTTATAAAACTTCAAATACTGAAGATGTGCTTAAATTAGTAAGAAATGGCTATGTCGGGTCAAAATGGAATTTCTTTGATTTATATAAAGGCGATCAATATGAAGTTAAGCATGACATAACTAAAGTATATGAAAGTATGATCGCACGTAATGTTTTCAGAGAACCTCAAGTAGACCCAGTATTTGATGAAGATGCTAATATTCATCAACAATCTTCAAGAGAAATAAATCAGATTGCAACAAGTAGAGTTTATTCTGATTGGGAAAATTTTAAAAGTTACCATGAAGATGAAGAAGCAGCTTTGCATGAACAAAAAGTAAAACAAAAAGCTTTAAGACATTTTCTTCTAAAAGCTCCAATTGATATTAATGTGCCCGGTAAAAACTTTTTATTAAAAGACAAAAATTTAACTATTGGAAATATTATTGATGTCGAGTTTCATATTAATGATGATATGTTTTTAGATATAGAAAGAGATAATAAAAGATCAGGACAATATTTTGTTTATGCAGCAAGACATGTTTTCACTGCTAATAGATATACTGTTAATTTAATGTGTGCTAAAATGGCCCAATCTAGAGGTGTTGAAAAAACATGAAGGCATTTAGTAGAGAACATTACGGAGAAGAATTCAACTGGTTCTTAGGAAGAGTTATTGATATAGCTGATCCAGAATTTTTAGGAAGAGTTCAGGTGAGAGTATATGGTGTTCATTCACAAGACAAAACTCTTTTACCAGACGCGCATTTACCTTGGGCACAGTGTTTAATTCCTTCTACCGAAGGTGGAATTTCTGGCATCGGCCAGCATGCTAAAATTTTACCAGGTGCACTGGTGTTTGGTTTTTTTATGGATGGAAAATCATCTCAAATTCCATTTGTTCTTGGATCTATACACACTAAAGAATTTACTCTTCCATCCTCTTCGGATTCACCAACTTTAAACAATAGACCAGATCCTTTTGATCCTCGTGAACCTTCATTTGATAATTCTGCGCCAGATAGTGAAATAGACACATTTCTTGATGGAGATACAAATGCAGAAAAAATATTTAATTTTTTAACTGATAAAGGCTTATCACCAGCACAAGCAGCAGGGTTTATTGGAAATTTTTATGCTGAGTCAAGACTTAATCCACAAGCCGTAAATCCAAATGATTTAGGAAAAAGATCTGAAGGCCTTGCACAATGGCGTGGTGATAGAAGAGAAAGATTAATGTCATACTCAGCAGAAAACAATTTAGATTACAGGTCTCTTACCGCGCAATTAAACTTTGTAATGTATGAATTACAAACTACTGAATCAAATGCTTATGGAAAAATAAAAAATGCATCGACACCAGAAGAAGCAGCAATTGCTATTTCAAGATATTATGAACGTCCTGCATTTGAAATTGTTAATGGCGAATACACATCGCCAAGTTTATCAACTAGAATTGGTGCTGCAATTGATTCGTATAGAAGGTTTGCAAGATGATTAGTATTAATATTTCCACAAGTTTAGTAAATGAGCTTTTAAAAAATGTTGGAATTAAAGCAGAAGTTGATAGATTCACAGCAGAAATAGATATTTCATCTAATAAAGTTTCTGCAACAAGACTTTCTGTTTTAGGTAGAACAGAAGGAGAAATTATAAATGGGCTTTTCTCTTTAACTAATAATTTAGACGAATATAGAAGCGGATATGAAAACGATCCTTCTGTTATTTTTGTAACACCAGATGTTCCCGGTTTCAGTGCAGTACTAACAAAAAGTGTTTCTAATTCGACCGACTTAAATAAAATCACGGGCTCTTCAGCAGGAAATGGATCTTTAAATGAAATAGTTTTATCAAATAGACCGCAATCTATTAAAAGTGTTTTTAATTTAAAACTAGGTTCTACTCCTTCCTATGAAAACGTAATATCAGGAATTTTACCAGAAGAATTAAGTCAAGTTGGGCCTACGTCTTATAATTCAATTGATGTTAATGGTGATATTAGTGCAGTTGTTTCTGAAGTAAATGATTCTATTTTAGAATTAGGAAGAAGAATTGATGATGCAGTTCCACAATTAGGAACTGGCATATTAGATAATGTATCTTTACAAATTGATAATTATATTGAAAGAGAAATTAGAAAACTAGTAAAGAGTGATGTCCCAGCTTCGGTTGTTTCTAATGCAGTGAGAGATTTATCAATATCAAAAGATCCTAATAAATCTATATCTAGGCTTACGCCTTGGATAAGTCCTAAAGTTGATTTAGGTACTTTTGAAGAATCTATAGTTAATATACCTAGAACGCCATCAACTCAAATAAAAGAATATTCAACTTCTACAGAATTTTTTGGAAATAAAACTGGATCTATTAAAGAAGTTAATCCAAGTTCTTCTAAACTCTGGAGAGGTAAAAATACTAATTTAAACATTTATAATTTTACTGAAGTTTCTTCAGTAGAAGAATTGATTGCAGAATTTAGAGGTATGACACGAGAAGTTACAGAATGTGTTGCGCATTGGACTGCAACCTTTAATAATCAAGGGCACATTGGTGCGCGGGAAGTTCACAACATGGTTATTAATAGAAGTGACTATTCATTTGAAGGTATACCATATCATTACATAATAAAGAGAAATGGTGTTATTGAGAGAGGTAGACCAGTTAATATAGAAGGGGCCCATGCATTAGGTCACAATAAATATAGTATTGGAATTAGTTTCGTGGCTGGATATAATTGTAATAGTGGAACACCAAATTATCAAAGATATGTGAGTGCTGAATCTATTACTGATTCTCAAATGAGTTCTTTTAATAATTGGCTTAAAGGTTTCTTCGCTGTCTGGCCAGGTGGTCAAGCTTTTGGACATAATGATATTAGTCCAGGTAGAAGACCGGATCCGGGTTTTAGTGTTCCAGATTATGTTTCAGCAAAATTCGGAAAAAATAATGTTATAGCTGCAAATCAAGGGCCTCTATCTACAGCTCAACTTAATATTATAAGTTAGGAAAAATTATGGCAGAAAATCAAGAAGACCTTTCGCTTGAGCAACAATACGCATTATATGGTGAAGCGCGGGTCAATTCAACCGGTGCGGTAGATCAGACTTTAGATCCTTCTTTGCAATATCCCAAATATAATAACGAGCCTGGTGTAAATAGAGCAGCGCGTGGAGACCAAATAAACAATTTAGATATTAAACTAGGTCAAGCTGGTTCAGCTAATAAAGTTCAACAAGACGTTGCAACTGTTTATCAAAGAGCAAAAATAGACCAGACCCCTGGCGGGCATATCATAGAATTAAATGATACTCCAAGTGGAGAAAGAATCTTAATCAAACATAGTAGTGGATCTGGTATTGATATCAGGCCTGATGGGACGATTGTTACTAATTCTAAAACTGATCAAGTACATGTAGCTGGTGCTGATTATCATTTGACAGTTGGTGGAGATGGGAAATTAACTTACTATGGAAATTTAGATTTAAATGTCACAGGTGATATGAATGTAACTGTAGGCGGAAACTTTATTTTTAAAGTTAAAGGATCTGTGGTAGCAAACGTTTTAGGTTCAGTCAGTAAAAAAATATTAGGTAATGCTAGGGAAACAGTTAAAGGAATTTATCAGTCAATGAGACTTGGTAAAACTTTAAATATTACTCTAGGTGGATTTAGTAATTATATTAAAGGTGATTTCAAACAATTAATTCATGGTGAAGGTTATTATAATCATAAATCTGGTGTCAATTTTACAAGTGAAACTGATTTAGATATTTCAGGAAATAATGTTAATGTTGCTGGTCAATCAATGTCGGTATTTGGCGACACTGGTACAATTGGTGGTGAGAACATTATTATGTATAATAAAAATATGCATACACAAAAAACTGTATGGGCAGAAACTGTTAGTGCTACTGCAATGTATGCTACTACATTTCATGGAAGCTTAAATGGTACTGCTAACTTTTCTAAAAAAGCAGCAGTTGCTAGTGGAAGATCTACTGGCGGTGTTCCAGGTCCAAGAATAGATTCAACAGCTAGAGATACTACTGCGACAGCATTACCAACTGGAGTTTTATTAACTGATTACTTAGACAATTCAAATAAAGGTATTAGAAAAGTAAGTGTTGATGAAGATGATGGAATTAAAAATACTATTGATAGGTCATTTGACAATGGAAATGTTTCTGATAGAGAATTAGAAATTGCTGAAGTTCGTGCAAGAACAAAAAATCCAGCACACTTAGAAAATAAAGAATTTGTTTCAACACAAATAGCTGAAGGAAAACTTTCACCTTCTTTTAACAATTCAACACCTCCTCCTGTAGGTAGAGTTGTTACAACTGAAGATACTATTAATATTGGCCATTCGGCTATTGGACCAGATAGAAGCTTTGTTAAAAGAAGATATCAGCAATCTCCTGGATTATTAAAGGCCGGTAATTTTAATTTTGCAATTGATCCAAATTATAATCCAAACAATTTAAGTGAAATAACTGCAAGAACAAGGCTTCATAGAAATGTAACTATTGCTAGATTTTTAGGCGGAATTGGTGATGCTCACAACTTAAATCATATAACAAGTTTATCTGAAAGAAAACAAATTGCAAGAAATTTAGCAGTTCAAACAAATGTAATTACAACATTTGATTCTTTAGAATCTTTTAACGGGTATTCCTTGTTAGTTGCTGAAGGGTTATATAAACAATACGCAAATGAAACAATAACACCAGACAGCGTTCTAGACTATCGTACAACCGGTAGAGCTATAGTTTATGAGCTTTATAACAACTCTACTGGAGAAGAATCATTTGACAAATTATTTGAGTTTGCAGAGTTTGTAAAAGATTCTTTCCAATATCAAGAGCTATCTTTAAGATATGATAAATTTGATCCTCGACAAAATGATGGATTTAAAGCTCAATTAGCTATTATTATTCCAGAAATACCTGAAACATTCACCGCAAAATATGACCGAAAGTTGACTACTTACTGGAACGAAAAAATTCAGAGTGATGAATCTTTGGTTGAACTTAGATATAAATAAAGAAAAAAGAGTTTTACATGGCCAGAAAATCTTTTGCAAATGAAGATAAAGATTTAAATATAAAAAGTTTAGTATCCTCGCGTAATATTGATTACAAGGATATTGATTTGTCATTTGCAGCTAAAACTTCAGGTGATGTATTTAAAAAAACTCATGCTGCGGCAGTAAAGCAGTCTGTTAAAAATTTAATAATGACTAACTATTTTGAAAAACCATTTAAACCATTTTTTGGTGGTGATATAGCAGGATTATTATTTGAATTAGCAGATGAAGATGCCGGAGATGAAATAAGAGAAAATGTAACTAATGCAATTGAATATTATGAACCTAGAGCTAAAATTTTAGAAATAATAGTAAACGCAAAACCAGAAAACAACTTAGTTACAGTTTCAGTACAATTTCAAGTAGTTAATACTGAAGAAGTTGTAATATTAGAAACAGCAATATCAAGGTTAAGATAACATGGCCACAAACATTACTTCTACCTCACTTGATTTTGAAGGTATAAAAAGAAAACTAAAAACTTATCTTGCTAATCAAGATGAGTTTGCCGATTATGATTTTGAAGCTTCTGGTCTTTCTAACATTTTAGATGTTCTAGCATATAATACTCACTTCAATGCATTAACTGCAAATTTTGCTTTAAACGAAGCTTTTTTAAACACTGCCCAATTAAGAAGTTCTGTTGTTAGTCATGCAGACACACTTGGTTTAAATGTACGATCCAAAACTTCATCTCAAGTTGCGTTAAAAGTTACAGTCGATCTTTCTTCTGCCGCTCCTAAGCCAGCAACAATTACTTTACCTGAAAATTCTGCATATACGACAACAATTGATGATGTGTCTTATACTTTTTATACTAAAGACACTTATGAAGCTTCAGATAATGGTGCTGGCTTATACACATTTAAAAATGATGACGGTGAAGAAGAAATTATTGCGTATGAAGGAGAAGTTGTAACTAAAACTTTTTATGTCGGTGAAAGCGGTGAATATCAAATTTATATTATACCAGATGAAGAAATTGATACATCAACAGCTAAAGTTTTTGTTTATGATACAACTACTTCCAGTTCATATACCGAATATACATCTATGTCACAAGCAATCACTGTAAATTCTGATTCAACATACTATAGATTAAAAGAAGCTCCAAATGGACAATTTGAACTAAGTTTTGGTGATGGTGTTGTTTTTGGAAAAACGCCTCCAATAGGAGGAAAGGTTGTTGTAAGATACATTAGAGCATCTGGTGCAGCAGCAAATGGTGGGTCATCGTTTTCAACAACTGGAGAAATAGTTGTCGATTCTACTTCTTATTCACAATCAGTTACTACTTTATCTAAATCAGTTGGTGGAAGTGAAAAGCAAACAATTGAATCTATTAGACAAACTGCCCCGGTAGCTTTTGCAACTCAACAAAGATTAGTTACACCTTTAGATTATGAAGCACAAATAAAATCTAAATATTCTTCAGTTTCAGCTGTAAAAGCTTGGAGTGGGGATCAGAATTTGCCAATTGATTATGGTAAGGTTTATATTAGTTTACAATTTCCAGAATCTACATCACAAGCCACAAAAACAACAGTGCAGAATCAAATTCAATCACAATTAATTGATCCACTTTCTGTAACTTCTGTTACTGCAAAATTTGTAAATCCAGAAGATGTATATCTTGAATTAACAACATCATTTAATTATGATCCTGATTTAACTGGATTAACAGCTGGTAATATGG